AGGATCAGCCTCAATAAAAGCACAAATTTGACCTAAAAGATTGATGGAAAGACACCAACCAGTGAAAGTACAAGCAGTAATAATTCTACCAAGGAACGGACGAGCATCAGTGAGTTCAGCAAGACAAGATTGATAATGAGAAGTAAGAGCATCAAAAGCAGAAGGAAGGCCTTCACCGTTTTCGAGAACGGTAATGACCTTGTAGCCAAGTTCAACACCAAGAAGAGAATTGTTGGGAGCATCATAGAAAGATTCAGAAGAAGCACAAGGAGAAGATACACCATGAAAAGCCAAAAGTTCAGAAAATTCTTTGAATTCATCTTCAGTAAGAATAGGAGAAGCGGAATGAGCAGAAAGACGAGAGAAAGCTTCAAGAAGCTGCACTTTGATTTCAGCAGAAACAGAAAGTTTGAAAATATCATGAAGATCACCCTGGGTGTATGTCGAAACATCAACCAGGTTGATCGGAGTTTTCGCGTAATTATCATAAAATCCGCGAGTATCACCGGTACGACACAAGTTAAGCTTGTATTCGTAAGCAAGAACAGAAATAAATTCAGCATAATTGAGACAGACAGTTTTTCCACGATAATTTCCTCTGAAGAGATAAACACTAGGATCAAGAGGATCGGCAAACGGATTCATTTGCATTTTGTGGCGATTGAATTCGCGGAGCGTAGTTGGAGCTCCGTTCACTTGAACAACCGCTTGGTTATTCAAAACTTGAAATTTGAGATTGATTCGATTTTCAAAAGCTTTCGGACATTGAAGAGAATTGATAGTAGGACTTTCGACATTAGAAGACAAAACAACAATACGGGGCTTCGCAAAAATGAAACCCTTATCAGCAACATCAGCCATATGACGAGGATACGGAATGATATTGCCAAGACGGATAACTTCAAGCAAAGTAGGATCGGGAGTGTTTTTGGAATCAAAGATTTGAAAAGCATCATCATAATATTCGATCAGATTATCATTGTTCGCACCATCATGGTACTCCTGTTCAGGAAAACGCATGTAGATGTTTTTAACCCATTGTTCTGGGTCCATATCGTCGTCAACTTTCGCGATATCAATTTGAATGAGATTCACGGCGCCGGATTTACCAACACCAGACTCACCCCACAAATACAAAAACAAAGGTTCAGGACGAGGGCCAGAAGCAAAAGCCAAATGAGACATAGCATCGCATTTTCTTTTCAAAGCGACAAGACGTTGGGAAAGAATTTGCATATGAGCAGCAGGCACTTTCATGCTAGCAAACTCACCTTGCAATTTCAATCCCAAACGATACACTTCAAAAAGAGAATCGACATGTTTAGAATCAAAAGTATCAAGAGAAGGAATAACACCAAGAAGAGCATCACAACGTTCAAGAAAAGGTTTCAGAGTTTGTTCAATTTCAGAAGCAAATGGATTTTCCAAGTTAAGCTTGGAACAACAAAAACGCACGACTTCTTTGAAGATAGTCATGATCCATTCGATCATTTGGATCCCGCCACGAATGGCTTTGGGAATCAGATCAAGGCGACGAAGAAGCTTTTCGATATCATTGGTCTTACAGTCAAGACCACAAAGTTTGCACAGAAGACGAAACAAAACACCAGTCATAGAAGAGAAAACATCAGCAGGCCCTTGAGTAGAAAAACCTGGGGCAGGAGAAGAAATAAAATCAGAAATGTAATGAATAACATCTTGAAGCGAGAAATTTGCATAAAGTTGTTGACAAGAAGGAAGAATAAGAATAGCTTTCGCCATTATAGAGAGATCAGACAAGAGTGCGACAACGATAGATAAAAGTGAAGGCAAATAAGTGAGAGCCATAGAAGTGAAAGATGAAGAACTTTTCTCAGGATCAGTCTCTGTACGTTTGGAGCTAAAGTTATGATTAACTTTGACTCCTTCTTCTCGAATTTGACGGAGTAAATCAACCATCTCGCGAAAATTTTGATTAGAGCTTGTAGAAGCAGTATCAACAGTTTCGGCAAGATTGGAAGAGATTGAGGAAGCTCGGTTAAGAACCTCGTCAATCTTCTCGTTGAGTTCACTGGAAAGGCCAACCTCAGTTTTGAAGCTGGGGAGCCAATCCTGTAAACCTTGCGTATCAAATTCGAAATCAGAAAAAGGTTGAGGAAGAATGACACGAGGTCCAAAGCACGATTTGCACCATACTTTGGATTTCGCTTTCGGATTGAGATGACAATATTCCCAAGTGTGTTTGCAATCGAAATTGGCATAACACCTTCGGGAATGGAGAACCATTCTTTGTTGCATACTGTCGCGACGACGAGTATGGCCCTGAGTTTGAAATTCAGAATCAGGGATGTCAGGAGAAGGCACAGGACACACAGGATTGTGGTCCCGGACAAAATGCTTGTGAAAAGAATAATAAGACATAGAAGAGACGAAAGGAACATGATAGTAACAAAG